GTATTAACGAGCATATGTATTAACGAGCATATGTATTAACGAGCATATGTATTAACGAGCATATGTATTAACGAGCATATGTATTAACGAGCATATGTATTAACGAGCATATGTATTAACGAGCATATGTATTAACGAGCATACATAAGAGAAGCATTACCCGATGTAAAGGTTAAAACATTATATCTCTCTTCAAAAATAGTCAAATCGTAATTATAGTCATAAACACGCCAACTAGGTTTATTGACACCTATAACATCTCCCGTCAATTGATTACAAACTGTAAATACTTGTGCGGATGCATCCAGAGGCGGCTGAAAAGTGCTGAACTCAAATTGGATATTTTTAAACTTACTCAAATTGATTGCGCCACTCGGCTGAAAGTCAAACGGATTCGTATTCAAATTGAAATTATAACAGTAAAGGCCGTCCGGTGAATTACCGCTTGAACGAGCATATTTTTCCACATAATTAAACACATCCGCTTCAAATTGATTTTCTCTATATTTTCCATCTAAAAGTAATGCCCATGTTTGCATAATATTCTTTTGATTGGCTGGACTATATCTCCCAGTGACGTAAATATTCGAAGGTGAATTCGCTTGCCCATAAAAACATCCAATTCCAGAGGGATCAGTCGAAGGAGTATATGCCATATCACCGCATGGCAGTGTTAATGTCGCGTAACCATTTTGAAGTGAAGGATTCTGTAGATCATCCGGTAAATAATCATATGGCCAATTACTATAATTAGACCATTCATTTCGCATATAAGCATCACTCCTTTGGAAAAACCACATCCAGTTAGCCACCATACTTAAACTATCTAATAATACACTGCTTGAACCCGTTACATTCGGAAAACTATATTCATATACTTCTTTAACCAAATAAGTCTGATCTTGTGACGCAAATACCTGCATTTCATCCTCAGAGAGAAAAGCATAAGTGCTTAATAAATGAACATCGGCAGCCCAATCAGTTCGCTTGTTTGAATTGGTATAATCTAATTGTACATTGGGCGGAGGCTGTAAAAAACGATAGAATTGAAATAGAGTATCAGTCTGATTTGCCTGCTGATAATTCATTTCCGGCATTGATACATCTCTCACAACATATAATTCATTGATTGGCCGCATCTCAACATCAATATATAGCTCATTATATTGGAGACTAATTAAGGGGAAAGCCATTTTTGCTGCAAGCGTGAACCAGATGTTTAATGGAATATAAACATTACGTGCTCTGATAGATGGCTCCGGACCTAAATCAGAGCCATCATAATAGGCATTAGGATAAACATTGGTTCGGGTACCCGAGTTTGCTGGATCATTCAACTCAGGTACATTTCCCGTCATATTGTAGTATAAATGTTTCTTGGTTTCACGAAAATCACGCTCGACCAAGTTTTGTAAATATTGACCGGAAAACTTTTGAATAATCTGTCCGCCGACGGTGAACCGGACTTCTGTAATCATTTGCGAACCTAAATTTTTAATCCATTTGAATTCATAAGGCCGCCATTGTCCTCTGCTAACGCAATCGGGCGGCAAAATCGGACTCCATATATTAGGCAATGAGACGACTAGATAAGTATCCATTAATAATTCAGCATAACGAGAGATCTTGAACTTGAAATTTGAAGATTCATTTAAGCGCAATGTACGCAAGCCTTCAAAGTCTGTGCGAAATTTCTGTAAGCCGAAATTCGTATATTTAGCATACTTACATTTAAATAGCGTCTTAGAAGGATTGCCATTTAATATAATATTCTGGTTTCCATATGCAATTAAATTTAATAATCCACCAGGCATACTTGTATATATTATCATGACTTTTTTTTAACTATGTTTTAATTTATTACACTTAAAAAAAAATGACCTGTTATTATAAGTTATGAGTAGCAGACAATTAGCATTGAGTGGTCAAAAAAAATCTGGTCCATCGGATGTTCAATCGGCAATTACTATAGCAAATAAAGGTGCTGAATTAGCCAAAGAATATACTCCGGATTTTGCCAAGAGAGGTTTGGCTGTGGCTAAAAATTTCGGTGATTGGGGTGTTAATAAAGTAGTCAATTCAAAATTAGGCAGATTTGCAGGCAATCAAGTAAGTGCCTTAGAGAATAAGCAGCGAACTGGTGCGGCATTATCATTTAATCCTAAAAAAATCCTCGCAAAATTAGGCGGTTTGAAAACTATCGGTGATTTGACTAGTAGTGATAAAATTTCCCAAGTTATGATTATTCTTATTGCCTTACTCTTTTTGATGATATTTATATGGGCGTTTAATAAGATAAATTTAGATAAAAATAATTGTTCTAAAATAAAGAATACTTTTGACAAATTCCCTTTTATTAATAGCATTAATCCAGAGAATCCTATATTTAAACATAGATTGCGTGATTATTTTATAAAAACTGCCTATAATTGTTGTTGCAGCGGTGATTTTAAAAATGATTTTGTAAATTTATGTGCTCTTAAAAATTGTATTAAACAGGGTGCTCGTTGTCTAGATTTTGAAATATATTCTATTGGAAATGCTCCGGTTATTGCTGTCTCTACCATCGATTCTTTTAATGTGAAAGAATCCTATAATAATATACCTTTTGCCAAAGCGATGGAAGTTATTTCTACTTATGCATTTTCAGGTGATAATTGCCCTAATCCTGCGGATCCCTTGATTTTACATTTTCGAATTAAGAGTAGTAGTAAGAAAATACAGGATGCAATGGCCAATGCACTTTATAATACATTAGAAGACCGCTTATTAGGACCGGAATTCAGCTATGAAAATAATGGTTTGAATATTGGAGCTTTTCCAATTGAAAACCTGATGGGTAAAATTGTAGTGATTGTCGATAAAACCAACCCCCTATTTACTGATACACTATTCAATGAATATGTTAATCTAGCGAGCAATTCTGCATTCATGAGGGGAATGCGGTTTGCAGAAGTTGAATTTACTCACGACAAAGATGAATTAATTTTCTTTAATAAGCAAAATATGACTATATGCCTACCTAATTTATCTGCGAGGAATAAAAATATGTCTTCGGCTTTAGCGATGACATATGGTTGTCAAATGATTGCCATGAATTTTCAGAATTTTGATAATAATTTCCAATTTTATACCCAATATTTCGATGATGCTGGTAGTGCGTTCGTTTTAAGAGGTGACAATTATAGATATTTCCCTACTTTTATACCTATACCTCCTGCACAAGACCCGGCAGTATCTTATGGAACTGCAGTCACTAATCCGATGGGTCCTAATGGTCCTAAAAATTTAGATATGTATGTTACCACAGATTATGGTAAGGGTAGTACATGCAAAGGTAGCACCGGCGGTAGTGATAGTACCGGTAACGGTGTTGTATATGAAGAAGATGAAGAAGAATGAGTTGCTTAATAATAAATGCAAGAATCTCTTACTACTTAATATAATTTTCTACGATTATATTAAATGGTAAATAAATGTAATAAAAATCTAACTTTTGAAGAAAAAGAGTTAGACTTATTACGACATTCCGTTGATATAGCTGAAACAAAAACTAATAAGAAAATTAAGAATACCAGCGATATTGATGCTATTATAAAAATCTTGGAAGGGTTTCTTCGCCGCAAGAAAGTGGTCTGCTATGGTGGAACGGCTATTAATAATATTCTACCCGAAAATGAACAATTTTACGATCACGATGTAGAAATTCCTGATTACGATTTTTTTTCAGCTAGAGCCATTGAACATGCGAAAGAATTAGCAAATTTATATGCGAATAATGGATATGAAGAAGTAGAAGTTCGCTCCGGAGTTCATAAAGAAACATATAAATTATTCGTAAATTTTATCCCGATCGCTGATATTACTCAATTAGCTCCGAAATTGTTTAGAGTTTTAATTAAAAATTCTATCCGGAAAAACGGCGTCTCTTATGCTCCGCCCGACTATTTGCGGATGCAAACTTATAATGAATTGGCGCGCCCCGACGGTGATGTATCCCGTTGGGAGAAAGTATACAAACGGCTCGTCTTATTGAACAAATATTATCCTTTGAAAAATAATCCCAAATGTTCGCAGGTTAATTTTATGAGAGATTTTACCGGGAACCCTGAATTGAAAGAAACCTTATATAATGTCGTCAAAGATGCGATGACGAATGAAGGTGTTGTTTTCATCGGCGGTTATGCTAGCAGTTTGTATGGTCGCCATATGCCGCCTGAACAAAAGAAACAATTACTTGAAGTGCCGGATTTTGATGTATTGGCTGAAGATCCTAAGGCTGTCGCTTATATTGTTAAAAAACATTTAGAGGACGCAGGGTTTAAAAATGTGCAAATTAATAAAAAACCGCCGGCAGGGAATGATATTATTATGACCCATTATGAAATTGTCGTTGACGAAGATACATTATGTTTTATTTATGAACCGCATGGTTGTTTCAGTTATAATGAGATTAAAATTAGTAATAAAACCGTGAAAGTGGCCACGATTGAAACCATGTTACTATTTCTCTTGGCCTTTATGTATGCCGACCAACCCTATTACGATCATGAGCGAATTATTTGTATGGCACAATATTTGATTAATGTGCAAGCCAAAAATCGATTAGAACAAAAAGGCTTATTAAAACGGTTCAATGTCAATTGTTATGGAAAGGAGAAGACGATGGTAGAAATTAGAGGTGATAAATCATCAAAATTTAAGGAATTAAAAAATGCAGTTGATTCGAAAGAATATAATAAGTATTTTTTTAAATATATTCCAAACAAGACGAAAAAAAAGAGAGGGAGCTTTATGGTTGATAATGCATTTACAAGACCAAATAATAACAAAAAATATAAAAATTATAATAACAACCGACCATTTAAACGAACCAGGAAAAATAATGTAGTTCGGAGATTAATTGATAATATATTTTAATAATATATATTTTAATACTATATATTATAATACAATACAATGCGGTTTTATCATTATATAATACTTTTTTTACTAGCGGCTGTTGTAGCCCGTGCTTTCTATATTGGTTATATGATCAAAAAACAAATAAAGGATAAAAATTTAATTAAAGAAGGATTTGAATCTTTGGACAGTTGTTTATTACAAGGTTACCCCACACAATTTTGTAAACGGGTCCCGATACAATCATGTATAACCAATTGTCAGTGACCTATGGATTGTCAGTGACCTATACGTTTGGTAAAAGCTTTCTTGAATTTCCTTTGTAAGTGTCTCGATTTCTTTATACGCATATGATGTCTACGCAGCGTATCATTCATATGTCGGTGATGATGTTTTCTTATTGTGGTATTATGACCACGTAAGTGCATTCTGTCGCTTCCGCCGCCCTCTGGCAAGACCACGTCCTTTACATTTACTAAAGCAGGTGTCGATCCAGCTCCTAACCTAAAGACAATAATATATCTTTCACCATTTTTAAAATATTGTCCGGCACTATTACGCAGAAAACCACCTTCTCGCAATACACGATAATAATAAAATTTATTATAATCAGCTCCTACTTCAGTGGGATCAAAAAGTCCTTCTACGGGTTCCCTTAAATGTAACAATACTCTATCACTTTGATTTGAACCAGCTTTGATTATATTATAACTATTTAGATTACCACTATTTTGTGGATCAAACATAACACTATTACCTACTCGGTAGGGATCATTCTCGGGTAATATGGGTGGTGGAGCATCATCATCTATTATAACGGGATTGGGTGCTAGCACAAAAGGTGCCTGACTAGGTGCTTCGTCTTCTTCTGATACTCTTGCACGTGCTTCTAAGCCTATTGCACTTGCTTCTGAGTCTGTTGCTTCTGAGTCTGTTGCTTCTGAGTCTGTTGCTTCTGAGTCTGTTGCTTCTGAGTCTGTTTCACCTTCTTCTTCTGATGCTGGTGCTACCACCTCTTTCGGCAAATCATTCGGCCATACTTGTATATTCCAAATAACGACACGTTTGACTAGAGCCGGTGTGCCAGCTTTCACTTTTATAACCGCTGGCACTCTTTCCGATGCATCATTAAATTGTACAATATAACTGCGTTCTTTTCGCACCTCTTTTCTATCAACAAACATAGTTATAAAATCAGATTTATCCACAAAAATCTGTTGTTTAATAATTTTGCCAATATTTATTAAGCAGCGCTCTTGGTCTACATCATGACGGTCAACCGCAATCGGTTCAGCCACTTTACAAGGATAATAATCTTCGTTGTATTTTTTAAATATTTCTACAAATTCATTGAATTTAATTAAATAGTTTTTCGTATTCGCTCCATTGACTACCCGTAAAACAAACGTAGTAGTCGGAATTTGCGGCGAAAGTTGGGCTGCTATCGGAACTAAGGAGGGTAACACCATCCCTTGCCGAACAATATTTCCCATCGCTGTGCTGGTGTTTAGTGGGGCAGCAATAGGAACATCTCTTACAATAAAAATAGGATTGTAAGGAATCACTGGTTCAGGTGTTGGCGGAGCACTAGCTGTACTGCTTTCGCTATCACTGCCGAAAGGGTCAACATAATCACCTGTAAATGCAGGAGGTGAACCAGGCTCAAGGGGCTCTTCCTCAAGGGGCTCTGCCCCTTCAACCCCGATTGGCGAGGCATTTGGTGACACTCTAGGAGACCGCGCTGGAGACGCAACAGGCGCCGGAGCCACAGGCAACTCTTCCTCCGAAATATCGATTGTTTTTACATACCAAATGGTCTCTCTTTCTGCTCCACTATTACAATGTAATTCACTCACCCAGTTGGCACCACCTAAAACCGACTGCGAAACAAAAGTCGGTACTGTTTCGGAATCACCGTCCGTAAAAAATACTAACATTTGATTAGCCTCTAAGGGAAGTAGAATGTTTCGAAAAATATCTTTCATAACAAAAACTCGTCTAGGAATGATTGAACCGATATTGAAAACAGGCCGTGTGATATCGTGAAATGAACGTTGTCCTTCCGCCGGATGTGATGGTCCAGGCATATTAAATGGTTTTAAGCACGGATAAACAGTGGCTCTTGTATTATTATTTAAATTTTCTTCAATCACATTTCTCTCAACAATATAATCTTTGAAAGTTCGATTTGATTCAATAATACGAAGTACAATATAATTACCGGGATTTTCATATAAGATAGGACTTATCTGTACCATTTGCTGCGCCTGTGCTTCCTCCTCCTCACCTTCGGCAGCTTCTTCCATTAAAATACCATTTCCATTAATATTTATGGTCGCGGGAACTCCTGCTGGTAAAGCTAAATCGGGTGGGTATGCTCGTGGTGAATAAGGACTAATAACCGTATCTAAATTAAAGCGATCTGCCAAAATAGTATCGATAAAATTACAGTTTCGAATAGTCGCACCTTCTAATAACCCGCCAGCGCTGTAATCACCCTCGAAAGTAGCGCCGGTAAAATCTATATCAATTAAATCAGCCCATTGTAAGTTCACTTGGGTTAAATTTGCATTTACAAAACTTGCATTATCTAACCTAACGCCAAAAAAATTAGAGCCGGTTAAATCCATATCGGAGAAATTTATGTTTCGTAAATCCACTTCTTTAAAATTCATATAACGTAAAGAGGTCGGCATTGGATCGGACCATAGGTCTGATAGCATAATAACATTAAAAGGTGTTCTTTGCTGCACTACTTGTTCTTGAAAGGCTTGTGAATATATTCTGCGAATAACCTCTATATCTCTCTCCTGTGGTACTCTAGTACGATTACCTTGTGCATCCGTAATGACTTCTTCCTCTTCCTCTTCAACGACTGGTGCTCTAGGTACTGCTTCTAAAAATGGATCCCATGTATAAAAATCCGGATGAGGGAGCATTAAATTATCAAAAGGGGGATTCTCCCTCTCAACCCTCTCTTCCTCCTCTTCGTCTCCTACTGCTGTCTCCCCTGGAGGCAAGACACGGACTAAATCATCTTGGCCTTTAACCAACATTGGAAATGGATCATCTTCATCATAGTCCTCCAAAGTCGGACAATCTATAAAGTACATACGCACACTATATCTTGGGTCGAACCTTTCCTCACCCGGAACACCCGACATATTTAAATATATTTCATCGTTCTCAATATACAGACTAAATAATTCTGGTCGAAATGCAACAGGATTGACATCATCAGCTAAAAGGTCATCTCCAACAAGAATCAGACTACCGATGGGCGGTATGGCACTAATTGTACAGTGATGATAATCAAGTACATTATCATCTAAATAATAAACTTGATCACCAACATTATAATCCCCCTCAACCCCCAGGGGCT